AGACTTTAATGATGGTACACCAGCTTGGGCTGCTGGAGCTATAAGAGCAGCTAACTCAGCTATGTTATCTCGTGGCTTAGGCGGTAGTTCTATGGCTGGTGCAGCTATATACCAAGCAGCTATGGAGTCAGCATTACCTATAGCCGTACAAGATGCACAGACATTTAATAACATGAACTTGCAGAACTTAAACAACCGTCAACAGGTTGCTTTATCTAATGCTGCAGCACAACAAGGTTTACAACTACAGAACCTTAATAATGAACAACAAGTTGCACTACAAAACAGTGCCAATAGTTTTTCTTTAGAATCTCAAAACCTATCTAATATGCAACAAACTATGTTAGCTAATGCACAGATTAAATCTTCTTTGCAAGGGCAGAACCTGTCTAACCAACAACAAGCTAACTTAGTACAGGCTGCACGGTACGCTGAAGTGGCTAATATTAACTTAAATAATAAACAGCAAGGCATACTACAAGATAACTCTAATGCTATGCAGATAGAAGTGGCTAACCTTAACGCTAAACAACAAGCGTATGTAGTTAATGCACAACTAGAGGCTGCACTACAAGGTAAACAGATAGATAACCAACAGCAGACAGCTATCTTTAATGCAGCTAAGTTTGCTGAAGCTAACAACCTGACTTTCTCAGCGCAAGAGCAAGCTAAGATAAACAACTCTGAGTTAATGAAAACTATAGGTTTAGCAGAGTTAAACTCTAAACAAGCTGCTACACTACAGAATGCTGCTGCTGCTGCATCTATGGACATGGCTAATTTGTCTAACCAACAGCAAGCTGCTGTACAGAATGCTCAAGCTTTCTTACAGATGGATATGGCTAACTTGTCCAATGAGCAACAAGCAGATATGTTTAAGGCTCAGTCTATACAACAATCTATATTGTCTGACCAGGCAGCAACAAATGCAGCCGCGCAGTTTAATGCTGCATCAGAGAATCAAACTAAACAATTTATGGCTAACTTAACTAGTCAGACATCTCAGTTTAATGCAGCACAAACTAATGCAATGACACAATTTAATGTTTCTGAAGCTAATGCTACAAGTAAGTTTAACGCTCAAGTTAAAAATCAAAGAACTGAGTTTAATACTAAAAATGCTTTAGTCATAGCGCAAGCTAATGCACAATGGAGACAAAATATTGCTACACTAGATCAGGCAGCACAGAATGAATCTAATATGCAATTAGCTAAAACACAAAATGCTTTTACACAAAGTACAATGGATCAGATATGGCAAAGAGAAAGAGATATGCTTTCTATGGCTTGGAAGTCTAGTGAGAGTGAACAAGATAGAATAAACAACATTGTTACACAACAGTTAGCTAATGACGGATCTTTAGATGTAGCTAAGTTACAAGCTAACGCTAAAGCAGCGCAAGGTATTGGCTCAGGTATGTTTTCTATTCTTAGTTTAGCATTTGGAGGCGTAGGTTAAGATGGCTGTATACAGTGATGGACTAGCTAAACTAAGAGAAAACCTCGAATGGTTCTTACAGTCTGGTGTAGATACATCTATTATAGGGAAGACTAAGGAGCCTATTAGTATAGAGAAACCTAGAGGTATTGTATCTAGGCCAGAAAAAATATATGTTCCTGAAGATGATGATGTTGACGAAAACACAATACAAAAAGAATTAAAAGAACGTGCATTAGATAACTGGGGTAAGATATTTTCAGAAAGTCAAGCTGATGCTATATCATCTGCCAACACTAAAAAAGATGAAAAGCCAGAAGTTGTTATTGTTGATGAAACAATGGATAACTCTAAAGTAAGTAATAAAGATGTACCTACGAATAAAATGGGTCTGGGTGTAGATGTTACAAAAATAGAAGAAGCGACTGCCTTATCAGGTCTTTCACCTACTTATTTAGTTGGAGATAGGCAAAAGTATATTCCACCAAAGAAAGAAAACCGTATTAAAACTGTACCTGATAAAAACCACGAAACTAAAATTTCTTTTGAAGAACTAGAGGCTCAGTATAGCGGTTCTAACAAACCACCTAAAGAAGAATTAGACAAAACTGTAGAAGAATTAAAAAACTTAGATACAAAGGTTTCTAAATCATTAGTACCACCAAATCGCATTTTTATACCATCTACACTAAAAGGAGATAAATTTTCAGCAGAATGGAACTCTGGTCTACAAAAAATGATAACAGGCGGTGAGGCAGATAACTACGACACCATTAGTAATTTAGCAAAAACTAAACCCCCTAAAAAAATAACTTCATTAACAGTTGGCGAACTTAAACAATGGATGGAACAAGAAACAGACAACACTGCATCAGGTTTGTATCAAATTAACAAGGTTAATTTAGAATATCTATTAGATAAAAAAGTAATAAGTGAAGGACAAATATTTGATAAGGACACGCAAGATAAAGCATATGAGAGCTTGCTTGAAAAAAGACATTTTCAAAATTTTAAAACGGCAATAAGAGATCCTAATTTAAATACTGCTCAAAAAACAGAAGCTGCAATGGAAATGCAACTTAGGCTCGCTCAAGAATGGGCTTCTATTCCTATACCATATGATTTACCTAATAGAAAAGTGGTAGGTAAGCCACCTAACGAAACATATCACCCTAATGGATTAAAAGCAGGAATGTCATATTATGAAAGTAAGACTAACGCTGTACCTAATAAAAATAAGAAATTAGACTTTTTAAAATATCTACTTTCTTTTGCCGACGAAGAGGAATAACTAAATGACATTTAATGTAGCTATACCAGGTCAATCATTAACTGATGAACCCAAGAACTTCCCTTGGGAAAGACCACCAGAAATAGCTGATCCCGATGAAGCAGTAAGACACCACTTGACTTACTTATCTAAAGAAGAAGCAGTGGAGTCTACTTTATTTGTACTAGAATCAGGCTTACCTATTACAACATTTGTATCTACTCTAATGACTAATGCTGTAGGAAATGGTATACACAGCATTGACGTAGGGTTACTTATAGCACCTACAATACATGAAGCAATTAAAGCTACAGCAGATGAAGGTGGTATAAACTACAAAGAAGAGTTTAGCAGAGATGTAGAAAAAGATGAAATGCGTAAAGAAAGAGAAACAACACTTATACGTAAAGCGTTAATGGATTCACTAAAAGAAGAAGGTTCCTCAGAAGATATGGACGAAGGGCTTATAGATGAAACAGCAGAAGCATTAGGCTCACCTGATGCAGAACAGTTTGAAGATGCATCAATGCAATCTGATGAAGAACCTATGGCTGAAGAAGCACCTATGGAAGCAGCACCTGAAGGCGAACCTGTATCAGCTCTTTCCACAGGGTTGGGTCAAGGCTTAATGAGTAGAGAGGCACAATAATATGGTAATGTTAGCAGGAATAGCAGGTGGCTTTGGTCAAGCTCTAGCAGATGATCAAAAAGAGAAAAAAGCGTGGCTTCGTGACCAGAAGATGATGAACCGTAAGTACGCTATGACTACAGGTACAGCAGCTATTGGAGCAGCTAATGATAAACGAGATGCTGTGCTAAGGAAGTCTGCATACTTAACAGACAGAGGTATAGACAATAATACTTTAATGTATATCTTTGATGAAGGTGGCGTTGCTGGTATTGATAGTGTTTATGATGTTTTACAAAACACAGACGCTAAAGCATCTAAAGAACAAATAAATGCATTAGTTACGGGTGCAAAAGATTATGCTGCAGCAGATGGTGAAAACTTTAATAGTGTTTTAAATAGAGCCTTTGGTTTGTATAAAGAAGACCCTGCCCCAGAAAAAGTAGAAGAAAAAGGCTTTTGGCAAAGAATGTTTGATGATCCTGTAGACCAAGCGTTTAAAGATGACGGAACAGTATACACAGGCGGTTACACACTAGCTGACATATATCGTATACAAGGTACGTCTACTCCTATGGGTTCTGGTTCTGTAAGTATTGACAGAAGTGCTGCTCCTATAAGTAGAAACCCTACAGATGAAATTAGAATCTCAAACAATCTTCTTACAAGAAACGAAGGAAAACTACAAGAACTTAATTCTAAAGTTATTTCTAGTGACTTAAGCAACGAAGACAAAAGTAGACTACAAACAGCTCTTAGCAATGCAGTCATAGACGGAGACTTTAGTGCTTTACCAGAAGAATACAAAAAAGATTTATTAAAAGTATATATAGAAAGAGAGCAATCTGATTTAGGGTCTGTTATTTACAACGAAAATATAGATGCAGGAACTATAGCTGCTGTTAAAGCTATAGTTTATCCACCTGATCCTGTTGAAGTTAAACCTATTGTTCTTTCAGAAGAAGATATAACAACACAAAAAACTACTGAAATAGCTACAGCAATAGAATCTCAATTAACTAAATTAAGTACTGAAGAGCTTGATAATCTCCCTACCTACACACAGATAGATTTAGACAACTTTAAAACCAATAAAGAAACCCCTAAAAATACTTATTTCTTTGATGATCAAAAAGGAAACATAACACTTATGTTACCGCCTCCTGTAAAAGAAACAAGGGTAACAAAAGAAGAAACAGTAGATAAACTAATAACAGGACAAGATAGTTCAGATGATATACTGCCTTACACAATAACAAAAGAACAATGGAATAAATTACCTAGATACGCTAGAAGAAACTACGCAGAAGCAACAGGCGGTAACTATACGCCACTAGCAAGGCTTGTAGGATTTTTTACAGGAAGCAATACATTAACAACTGACGAAGCTATTAATTCTGTAAATAAACGTCTACAATTAGATCCTAATAAAAGTTACTATGTTAAGTCTTCAATGAATCCAGAAAGAATAATGAAAGGGAGTTTGATACAGCGTATAGATGTAGAACATTTTGCAAACCCTAGAGACGGAATAATAATAAAAAGACAAGCTACAAATGAAGAAATAAAAGAAGCTAATGGTTTTAAACTTAAACAAAATAGACCTTGGGATGAACGAGATTTCTTAAACGCATTTAGTAGTCTATTAAAAAAATAATATAAAAGGTAATAAATATAATGCCAACAGTATATGATGACATATTTAATCCTACAGCTATTGATGAGACAGACGAACAGTCAAATGATTTATTTGGCACTAAAGACTATGAATCTGTTGAAAAAGACGAAGATGAAATATACGGTATAAAAGACTTAGTTGACGATGATAACTTTGGTGTTATTGGTAAGTTTATGGATCAACGCTTCGGTATGCGTGAAGGCAATCATAGTAGACGAGATATAGCTGACGCTTATGTAAATCATATGCGTAAGTTTAACTTTGGTCAATCTGTAACTACTATTGGAGAATTGTCATACTTAAATTCAGCTAAGAGAGAAGACAACACAGAACGTTTAAACACAGCAGCATCTGCTTATGAGTTGTTTGATAATATGAAAGGTGCTTTTTCTGGTGGTACTAGTTTGTATGAAAAAGTAGATGCGGTAAGAGACTACGGTAAAGCACTAGTTTGGGATCCTGTAAATTTAGTATCTCTTGGTATAGGTAAACTTGCGGCACAAGGCTCTTTTAAAGCCGTTAACTTAGGAATAAAAAAGTTAGCACTTGAAGCAGCTAAAGATAAGTTAGGTAAAACTGTAGCATTAAATAACCCTAAGTTGTTACAAGAAACAGCCGTCATAATGTCGCGTGATATAAAACCTAAAGTAATGAGTGACCTTATGGAGATAGAAGGTAAATTCTTAGGCAAAAAAGCAAAAGAAGCAGCACTTAAAAAAGAGGCATTAGCTACTTTTGGTGTAGAGTCTGTTGCTTCTGGTTTAATAGACGCTGCCTGGCAGACTTCTAATAGAAGAGTTGGTCTACAAGATCAACACAATTGGCTACAGACAGGTGCAAATGCTGCTATAGGCGCAGGTTTGTTTGGCGGTATATTTTACTCAATGCGATACATATCTAAAAAAGGTGAAAGAAATGGCGATAATATTGGTTTAACAGCAAAATCATTTGACGGGATGGAAGAAGCAAAAGCAAACCATATGTTGCTATTAGGTAAAGATATTACAAAGAAAAACAAAGAAGTAATAGAACAGATAAATAAAGACCCCTCTAAGTTTTTAGATACATTAAAAACAAATAGAGAGATAAACGAAAAATGGTCTGCTAAAGTAGCAAGAGGTGACATAACAAGGTATTCATCAAGTGGTCATCCTATACCAAACGACACACTTCTTCTTCAATCTTTTTTTTATGGTGAGATAGATGATAGCGTAGGTGGTGGTAATAAAGTTTTTAAAGGTACAAAACAAATACTAGACGATTACGGTATATCAATGCCACCAGACAAAGGTAATACAAAAAACTTTACAGACTGGTTAACAAACACCATAGAAGAACTGCCTTCAGAAGCAAAAAAAGAAATAAACGAAACTTTTAAAAACACACTAGGTGCTTATGTAATACCTTATAAAAACCTAACAGGCTTTACAGGAAAAGGTCAGGGTGGTGACGTTATGGCTGCGGCTATGTCTAACCAAGGACGAAATTGGCAAATATTTGGGAAGTTTTTGAAGGATTTGAAACAAGTACCAAATAAAACAGATAGCAGTGCAGATAAAATATTAACAGTAGCTAAGGTACACGCAGATGCTGGTCCTTCTGCTTCAAAATTAGAAAAAGGTCTATTAAGCGCACAAGGCTTACAACAGTCTTTTATTAAAGCTCTTGTTACACACCCAGCTACAGTAGGCTTAAACGTAATGGGTTGGTCTTCTGCTTCTGTACTACAGTCTTCTGCAGATATGGTAAGGGCTGGTTTGTATGGAGGTGCAGGTTTTTACAATCAAGTTGTAGGCAAGACTGCTAAAAAAGAAAACTGGTATAAGTTATCTAAATTAATGGTAGGTCTACAAAGACAAAAAGTAAGTAACTTAGTAGATCCAAGAGCTACTATGGATGATATGTTAGACTTTATGGCACACAATCCTAAAATGGGTAAGCAAATGTTTAGGTATCTTAATGGTGGTATTGAAGATGATGCCGTTTTAAAATCTTTGACAGACATGGGTGTACTAACAGAAAAAGGTAAAAAACAAGTAGACGTAGGTTTTAATACTAAAGACCCTAATAGAGTAGATAAACTAATAGATGGTTTTCAAACTATATACGGTGTTAAAGCTCAAGATATAATTACTAAGTCTATAGAGTTTATGTATAACATAGATAAACAAATAAGACTAAACCATAAAATGACTTACAAAGAGTTTATAGCTGACGAAAACCTATGGGCAAAAGTAGAAATGTCTGGTACTAAAGGTGGCTGGGCTGAAATGCAAGCAGAAGCCGTAGGGGATACCTTAAGAGCTGTATACGCTAAACCTTTTGGAGATCAAGCAGATGATGGGTCAGGTGTAATTAAAGTAATACCTTATTTAGCTAAGGCGATAGAAGAAACACGTAGAATACCTGGAATAGGTGCTTTAATTCCTTTTGGTCAGTTTTTTAATAACACATTAGCTCATATGTTTGATCATACTGGTATCTCTTTAATACATAAACCTTTTGCTAGAAACTCAAGAGATACAATGGAACTTGTTACAAAAGCATCTGTAGGTCTTACTACTATAGGTATAATGGGTTATTCTAATATAGGTAATGTAGAAGAAGGATTAGCTTGGCACGAAGAAAGACTAAGTGATGGTACAGTTAGATCTAGACTATACGATTTTCCGTATAACTTCTACAAAGCAATAGGTTATATGGCAGCAAGTAAGCACGTTAATGGTGAACTGTCTCCTGATTTACTTGGTGAAATAACTACGCACTTTGGTCCATCTGGTTTAATAAGAGGTGTAAGTGATACAGGTAAAGCTTCTTATAAATTGTTTTCCGATCTTCTTACAAGTGAAAATATGGATTATAAAAAAGCTATAGGAGGTATGGTAGGTGGTACTATAAGTATGTACGCTTCAGGTTTAACTAGACCACTAGACCCTGTTAATCAGGTAATAGGAGCTTTCAGAGGAACAGAATACGTTGAACGAGACAAAAACCAAGGGATTAAATCTTTAAACTATTCTATGAGATATGTAGATCAAATATTTGAAGGTTTAGGTATGCCTTTTCCTAACCTTATAGGACAAGAAGTTTCACCAGAAAAGAGAAACCCTTTAGCTACAGAAAGAGGTCGCGCACCTATAGGTAGACTATTTGGTTTTAGAGAAACACCAAGACAGAGTGCCATGCAGAAAATGTTTAATGATGTAGGTATGCCTCAATGGAGAACAAGTATAAAGTCTTATGTACCAGAAGCAGACAATGTTATGGACGGAGAAATATCTGACATAATTGAATACAGGGCTGCTCCTATACTAGATACTAATATGTGGAAAACAGGGGATCTTAAAACTAGGAAGTATCTTATTAGTCAAATAATGTCTGCCTCTAAAAAAGACGCACTATCTAGGCTTAAAAACTCTTTTGATCCAGAGGACGCAAGAATGGCGTTAATGTATGAATTAACTAAAAGAGGTGGTACTGTAAGTAAAAAAGATTTACAAGAATATATGGCAGATTTAAATATAAATACACCTGTAGAAGAGTTATCATACAATCAATTAAGACTTATAAAGTCATACGCTAAACAAGACAGAGGTATGCTAAAGAAAAAAGGAAAGTATATAATAGACTAACACTACCTAACACCATGCCTATCTTTACAAAGGATGCACCAGGATCTAGCTTCTTCAAGCCTACGCAACGAACTATCTCGTTCATCAGAGTTGTGTAGGTTTTTTATTATAAACACTTCTGTTTCTCTAAAGGCTGCATTCAGGTTCTTAACGAACTCTTTATTTACATCTAACCTGTATGATTCTGCTTCTTGCTCAATGTTCATCTAAACTTCTTTCTAAGTATTTTATTGCTCTTTGTAAAAAAGCTACGTTGTCATCAAAAGAACCTATAGCTCTATTACATTTATGACAAAGCCAGCCTCTGAAACTATCTGTCTTGTGATCGTGATCACGTACCCATGAACCATTACGTTTGTTGCCTTTACCTGCTACATCTAACTCAGTGGAATTACATATTGGACAAATGTAATTGGCAGGTGGATCACCATAAATATCTTTGAGTTCTTTTCTGACTTTACTAAGTTCGTTATTACATTTTATACACTCAGGTCTATAGTAGTTTGATCCACTGTGTTTACTAAAAGAAGAGATGTTGAGGGTCAACCTACATTTATTGCAGGTTTTATTTTCACCCTCTTTTACTTTATTAAGTAAACCTTTAAACAGTTCTAACTGCATTAGTTTATATCTACTATCTCACATACTTCACCTGTACAAGCGAAGGTCTGGCTAGACTTAGTGGTGTCTTCTGCCTCAAACTCAGATAATTCAGCCCAATTAATCTTCTTAGGCATAGTATCTTTTAATGTTTTATACTCTTCTTTACCGCACTCTTGGTATGGTGCTTGTTGGTAAGTATGATCTGAGTGAGGCAAAAACGATACACCACTCATTTCATTGAAGTTCCTGTATACAAACGCCCCTACGTCCAGCCATTCCTCGTCTCGTACTGTTATAGTAACAGATGGCTTGTGTTCCGTCCAGTGTCTTTGATAAATTAACCATAAATTTAATTGCTCTAAAGCTGTCATATCGTTACGTGTGACAGACTTGCTAGGAGCTTTTACAGGAAAGCTAAACACTGTAGTATTGTCTGGTTTCATAACACATGGTTCTGCTGGTATACCTTGCTCTATCATGAACTTAGTTAGTGGATCTTTGTTATCTCCACGAACTGTACGTACATAATATAGTGAATGCCTAGCGTGAATGCCTGACGCACTATCTACTAACTGAGATACTGTACCTGAAGGTTTACAACAAGTAATAGCTGTACTCTGTGGTATACCTAGAAGACCAGCCCACTCTTTGTTAGTCTCAATAGCTACGTCTTTAAGCGACTCCAGGGTTTTATCTAAACTTTTATTAGCTAAAGTCATAAGAGGGTTATCCATTATGCCTGTAAGACTGACACCTAAGAGTCTTTCTTCTTCACAGTTATTTTGCCAAGCCTTACGAAGGTAAGGAAACTTAGTGTAGTTAGATTGTATCGTACCTATAATTGTAGCAACCTTAACTTTCTGCATAATAGAATGTATATCGTCTGTAGACCTAACTACTACCTCAGATAGGTTACAAAATTCCTGTGGCCTTAAGCTGATCTCACTGCAAGGATTTGTTCCAAACTCATGGTTAGGGTCACGCCTACCGCTTCTGACAGCCAAGTCTTTACACGCTTGTCTATTAAACACACCACGCTCTCCTGACTTACTCTCAACTAGAGCTACCCACTCACGCATGAATGTTTCCATGTCAGGTTTATCAGTATAACAAACTGAGTTATTAGCTAATGCTCTGTGTGGACTACTCTCCCACCACATACCTGACTTAGCGTGTCTCATTCTATCGTCAGATAAGTTAGACAAAGATATCATAGCTGACCTACGTACACCACCTACAACGACAACCTCCCCTATTTTACACATTAGATCGTGGCACTCTATTGAGGCTAACCTTCTACCTTGTGCGCCTTTAAATATAGCTACAGTAAAGTTAAACAAATCAATCAGTGGAGCTGGTCCAGATGCTCTACCACCAAACGTCTTCAGCCTAGCTCCTGCTGGTCTAACTGCAGACACATCCCACTTAGGTATTTCACCAGCATACAGGAGTACAATAACTTGACGAAGAGCCTTAGCCCACCCCTCCTTGGAGTCCTTGACGACAATAGTAGTGTCACTGTCAACGAGGTCAGGAACATCAGGAAGCCGTTGAACGAACTGCCTCTCGACACTGAATCCGACACCAGTGCCACACAAGAGGATGTACATAGCCTCATCAAAGGACTGTACAGTGTCTACGGGTAAATAACTACAGTTGTACATACAAGTATTGTCTCTAGCTGCAGCAGGTCCTGCAGTCATCATAGATCGCATAGAAGGCATAACACTAAGGTCTAGTATAGATTCTTGTATCATGTTGTATGTACTATCATCCATTATGTATGGCTTAATAATGTTAGTCATATAACGATCTACTGTTTCAGCCCACGTCTCTCTTCTGTTCTCTGTCTCTAACCAACGGGCATAGCGTGACGTGTGAATAAATGCTTGGTAGTCTGTAGGTAAGTAATTGTTCATGGTCAGTCTTTCTTTGCTAGAATTAAATCGGATAGGTCTGGTTCTTTGTAGTCTGGCCCTTTAAGAACCTTACCATCTTCTCTAAAGATAGGCTTACCATCACGCCCTAACTTACTCATATTACTTTTGTGTACTCTAGTAAAAGCTTCTCCTACTACCTCTGCTGTATACAAATTAAAGTACATAGTAATACTTTCTCTAGCTTTATCTATGCCTTCATTTATTTCAACTAACTCTTCTTCAGATATAAGATCACCTGCAAACTTAGGTGTAGTTAACATCATACCATTGTATACATACATAACGTCACACAGTTCTTTTAGGTGTCCTGCTGTACCGTAGTCTTCTGCACGTAACTCTACTAGTTCTTCTTCTATTAGGTTCATCCATAACCGTAGGTCTAAAGACCCTTTAAACGTCTGTATAAACTCTTTTAGCATTTGTTCTTCAGGGGTTATTCTTATTTCGTATTCAGTCATTAGTACCTTCTTTCGGATAATATACGTCTACATGGCAGTTACACTGAGGACAACTTAGATTAGTTACCATAGACCACGTATCGTCTTCATGATCTATATCGTGATCTCCACCCCATATAAGCTGGGTTTTGCAGTGCCAACAGTTCATAGCCTGTGCCGTACTAATACGTTTGATACTTTTACGTCATCTATGTCGTGGATCATATTATGAAACATATCATATATGTCTTCTGTGTGTAGTTCTTCTGCTGCACTTAAAAGATTGTTTGGCTCGTCTACCTCTACCACTAAGGTAACACTAAAGGTCTTCATTTGTGTACCTCTTTATATTTTTTAATCAATCTTTGTAGATACCACTCAGCTTTCTCTAAATCCTCTAAGCCATTCTTATACTCGAACCGCCACAGGTACTTAAGTATAGCTCCTGCATGGTATGCATACTTCTGATCCATAGTAGTTATTAATGCTTCAATAGCTTGTATACATTCCATACTACCGTTTTGATTATAGTGTATGGGTTTATTCACTACATCAATATCTTCTTCAACTGTTTCTGTGTAATAACCATGCTTATCTTTTGCTGGTTTCCATTCTTCCATTGACCACTTAGCCATTTATGCTGACCCCTTTGTAGGGCTAAATAAACTAATCACGTTACTGCCTCTTTCTTTTTGTTCTAGATCTATAAGATCATTTTGTACAAAGTCACGAAAATCATCGTCTTCATTTAGTAAATACGTACAGTGCTGTAGTAGCCTTATAAGTGTTAAGAAATAATTCTTTGTATTTTTATCATCCCTATTGTTAGGACTAATTACTGCATTCATTTCAAACTGATCATCCCACTCATCAAATGAATCATGGTCAGATGCAATAAAAGCTAACAAATAGGTGTGATCGCTTTTTACACCGTCTGTCATATTTGTTTCTTTCTCTTTTGTTTTAACTGTATCAACCTTTTAGTAGTACACTTACCTGGTTCGTTTAACCACGCATCAGGTATTGTTTTATTTGACCAAAGAAACTTATTTTTATTACACCAATCTGAGTATGTAGACTTAGAACCCTTGTACAACTTAGCTTTTGCATTACTAAAGACAAACCGTATATCTAATTCAGGATGCTGACGCCTAACACATTTATGTTTATGACGATCTTCTGAATCAAATTGTCCTTTTGCCTCAATTATAATGCCGTTATCTAATAAGAAGTCAGGCGTGTAAGTACGATAGCGTAGGTCTTCCCACTCTATTTTTAACTCTTCATACCTGACTTCTTTTTGTATTTTAGATAGACTATCTACTAATTTGTCTTCTAAGCCACTACGATATGTATTCCAGTTGGGATTGTATCTACGTTTCACTTGGCTCATCAGCACTTTTTGAAGTTAACGAGTGTGCTAATTGTTGGCTAAGGACTTTAGCGTATGTGTCGTAGCTATCAAACTTTAATTTAACTGACCCTATTTCATGCTGTACATTTAATATAGTGTTAAATAATCGTTTTTGATCTTCATTCATATCTTCTTCTGCGTAAGATTTATCATCTATTGTAAACGTCTTGTTCATATAACTGCTTCCTCATTGTCATTTATTAATACGTAATCAACCATAGGTTTTTCTTTAGCTTGCGATACTCTTGATGGTAACGTCTGTAGCTCTTTCCAACACGTAGTCTTAAAGTCACACCAACTACACGCCCTATCTAATTTTAAATTACCTGATGCTCTTCTTCTATAGTATTCTGGAACAGGTTTAAAGCACTTTTCAAAAGGTTTATCTTCATTTATGTAAGATACTTTATCTTTAATGCTTTCTATTATCTCTTCCTGATTAACTGTGCTGCCTGAAACATATTTGAAAGCACCGTCTTTTTTATTTACAACCCACCAGCCACCCATGTCTTTGCCTGAAGCTTTTGCGTAACCAACAAGTTGATGTATGTAACCGAATGTATCATCTGATTGTAATCTCTCAAATGATTCAAAACGATTAGTGTATGAATAGTCAGAAGCAGACTTAACATCGTCTACACTTCCGTCTAGTATCATATCATACTCACCTTTTATTTTACCTAACTCACCTAAGTCTAACTCTACGTTATCATTATCACCAAAGGTAACTCCTGCTGACCTAAGTAAGCCTTTAAACACAGCTTCAATAATGTCACCAGTAATCATATTAATTAAAAAGTTAGGTGGATAAGGAGCCTTAGTCTCTGGTTTGTTCTTTTGAAACCACAACTGACACTTAGGTTTACCTATGTTAGACATTCTTAATCTAAACTTATCACGAGGCCCACCTGAAAACTGTTTAAACATAGCTTCTTTTACATCAGAGGCGACCTTATCAGCCACCTCTTCAGTAATAGTTGTGTTACCTGCAAGAGCATTTTGGAGAAACAAAGATACTTTTAGCTCTGCAGGATGCATCATTCAGACTCCTCTACGTCTACCATAGAGTTTATTAAAGCAGAATCATCTGCATCAAAGGTGTCTGAAGATAGATTAAACTTATCCCATTCACCTAATACATACTGGTTCTGCTTATTTATCCAGTCCATAAAGTCACGCAGAGTCTCATTATCTTTTTCTTGTAGATCACAAGGCTCATGTAGTGATGCCTCAAATACAGCATAAGGTTTACCACTAGCCCCAGTACGCTCTACGCCTGTGAGCCTTACTGTATGTTGTATAGGTAACATATTCTTACGAGATAACGAACTGTTTACTTCATTAATAGATTTAATAGATTCACCTGCTCTTATTTCATAGACGAAGGGATACCAAATACCAGCGTGTTCTTCTAATGGATTTCCTTCATTGTCTACAGGATTGTCTAGTTGCAGCATACCTAAAAGAACTTGTGTTCTTCTTGATGAACGCATTGCTTGCTGTATGCTAGGTGCTAAAGAATGAAAGTCCTCTACGTAACCTGCAGGTCTACCGCAATTAAAGCCACCCTTGCTGTCTTTTAAATCTGACTTAAGATCATTAGCCATAATACTTTTTAAATAGTTTTTCTCTTCAGATAACCATTTAGCCCACCTCTTACGTACTGCAAAGGTACGAACTGTTACAGTATCACTGTATACTATATTGTCTTCACTGATCCTAAACTTAAAAGATGTTCCAGGTACTAACTCAGTCTTAATATTCTTACCGTTAACTTCAACTGTACCCATAATGGCGTCATTTAAGACACTAAGGCTTGCTAAAGATGATTGTGTTTTATTTGATGAGCTACCTGTTTGTGGTAGACCCATCATTTCTGCTATTGATGTACCTTCATTAGGTACGAGTGCTATGTCTGACATTTGTATATCCTTTTACTGTCAAAAAATGAACCCAAGTTATACCATTAAACGTCTTTTGTGTCAAGCCAATTAGGTCCTATTTTAGCTTCTAAAAGTAGTGGTACGTTCATGGTCACACCATATGCTTCTTCTATAATATCGTTAAGATCCTTGTTAAGTGTATCTATTATAGATGTAACATAATGTATTTCTTCAGGATGTACATCGACTACCGTTGAGTCATGCACTGTATTAACTAAACAAGACTGTAACTTACTTAGTCTTTCCTCTAATTCTATTAATACAAGAGGTACAATATCTCCTGTGCTAAATCCTTGTACAGGGTAATTCTTTATCATAGTAAAGCCTGATACACCTCCATTATTACGCCTTACTACATTAGGAAAAGCGTACTGTCTTCCACTAGGTGTAGTAATCTTCTCGAAGCGTAACGCCTCTTCAGCTAAACTCTGATGCCAAGCAGCAATACCTTGGTACTTCTGTATAAACTGTATGTAGTACGCTTCTTCAGCCTTACTTCTACCATACCCTGTCGCGCCAAAGAGAGGTGCAAACGTATGCTGCTTTGCCTCTACACGAGTTGTAGGCTGCCCTGAGTCTGTGATAACCTTAGCCGTGTGGGAGTGTACATCAAAGCCTGTATTGATCTCTGTGATGGCTACAGGGTCTTGTGAGAGAAATGCAGCAACGCGGAACTCTAATTGAGCAAAGTCAGCCTCTAGGATCTGCCCACCATCCCATCTAGAGATAAACACTTTTTTAACTGGGAACGTATTACCTCTAGGCATATTCTGCATATTAGGATTACGACCTGAGAACCTACCAGTAGATGTAATATGTTGTGTCAGGTTTACGTGTAAAAAGTTATCTGGTTTAGTAAAGACATCTATACCTTCAACAAAAGAAGATAGGTAAGATGATACAGCGGATAAACGTTTAAGGTCTGTCAAGAAATCTATGGCTTCCATCATATCTTTATTCTTAGCAGTAGATATTAATGTCTCTAAATTACCTTTTGATGTACTAAAACCATTAGCACTAACCCAAGACTTTCCTGGGGCAGTAAAGCCTAACCCAGCTAAATGATTTAACTGTTTAAGTTGATAGCCCCTAGCTGTACAATCCTTACATTTATTAGGTTTGGCATACTTTGTTCCATCTTTCCTTACTTTATAGGTTTTGCCTTCACCCTTACATACAGGACACGTAAAAGCTTTTGTCCTTCTTATTATTTTACTGTTAGCCTCTACTGCTTCTTTGTATTCAGCAGGAGTATGAGTAAACTCAAACAAGTCTGCCCACTCTTTCTTGTTGTTTACCTTACGGCTAAATATAACTTGAGACATTTGCTCTGGAGAGTTTAAATTTATAGGTGTGTCACCCATCAACTCTTTAACTTTATGGTGTAGCCGTTCTTCTATGTCAGCCTTCTCTTCTTCGAACTCTTTACGTACTTGTACAAGAGCTTTTCTATCTACTTTAAACCCTGACATATACATACGAGTAAGTGTCTGACAAACCTTAAACGTAAGATCTCTTACAGTAGTCATACCTTTTGATTCATCTAAGTCATAGCTCTTTAGTTGGTGTTCAAACAACGCACAGGTAGTATCTAAGTCACAACCTAGATAAAAGGTTAACTCCTTAAGCGGTATCTCATCTGTGTTGTAACCTTTCTTAAAGTAAGCCTTAAGTGTATCGTCTTTCTGAAATGGTAGATGTTCTCTTATAGCGCATTGCTCTAATGAAAGTGGCATCTTCTGACCTCGTATAAGAATGTATGCCGCTAACATCGTATCCCATATAGCTCCGTCATACTTGAAACCACTAGCCCAGAGCCACATCAAGTCGTACTGAGCATTGTGCATAATAAGTAAAGTAGTCTCGTCTAATGCTTGCTGTACTAACTTGTAGTTTGCACCTGTTTGATCTTTGTGTTCATTGTGATCGAAGGTAAGCATAAAGCGTTCTGTAGGTCTGTCTACGTTCTTAAACCCTACTTGTACTAAATGGTTAGTAGGCTCAAAAGGATCTAGGTGTTTCTTACCACCACGTTTAGTTACTGTATTTTCTACGTCAAGTATAAGTCTCATATGCTACACCGTGTACTGACTGCGTTCACCATCCAAGTTACAATGAATTGTACCATGCCATCCACCTGTTAACTTATTCTTAGCTACCACTAAATGTCTTTGAGTGTCTTCTTCTTGTTCTGTTGCACCCTCATTAACAACTAAAGCATTCTTAGATATGAGAAGCATAAGGTCTGCCTCTGCTGCTTTACCTGTTTTACTACCTTCTAACATAGATTGATCTACACGAACTACGCCTTCTGCTGCTGCACTTAACTGAGACATCCATATGACTGCACAATTGTATTGTTTAGCTATATTCCTTGCGTGTATAGCTGCATCCTTAAGATATATGTCAGATTTGTCAGAGGTTTTAAGTGCAAACTTATCTCCCATGTCTAAAATTACAATATCTGGCTGGTTGTGTTTTATAACAGCTTCTACCCAAGCTAAGTCTTTGTTCATGCTATCTTTAACTTTAACGTTGTTGTGTACAGGGCTGTAACGTGATGCCGCTAATGCTTTGTTTTCTTTAACTTCCTTTAACGACATACTGGATGCTGCACATAAGTATCTACCAGCTACCCTATCGTATCGCTCTTCATTACATAAGATTATACACTTAGCTCCTTGATGAGCAAAGCCATCAGGTGCAGCAACAAGACTAGCGTGAAAAGATGTCTTACCTGTATTAGGTCTAGCTCCTACAATTATAAAATGTCCACCTGATATACCTTCAACTTTTCGTTTTAAGCTAGGTATGTTGAACGTCCATTGTGATTGTATCTCTGCCGCATCAAGTAGTGTATCTATAGATATGTCTTCCCATTCAATCTTTAAGTTAGGTGTGAAGTCATCTTGATAAGAATCTAATATTTTACGCATAGGCTCTAAAGTATTAGCTGTACCATTAACGTAGTCAAAACCTAAGTTAGCTACCTCTTCACCTACTACTTGCTGAAACAACTTAGATAACACTTCTTCACTTATATTGTGATTCATAGGTTGTTCATTTCTTAAACGCTTAAATAAAGTTTTATAGATTTCTTTATTAGAGGTAGTCAAAGATTGGTTAGTAGAGAAGAATATAGCTTCAAGATCTGCTGGTGTTAGGTTGCTATCGTAAGTCAGCATAGCGTAGTCTAAGGCTTGTTTAACTTTTCGTACATCTTTAGTGAATATTTTATCTGGACAACGTATACCTTTGTGCCTCTCGTAAAACTCTTTGTTCATGAGCGTTCTGATAAGAGCTAATTCCATCATATTAATATTTTCTCCAATCTATCTATATCTTCTTCTACTTTGTATTTTATATCATCTGCAAGCCTAAAGGCAATTGTGTCTAACCCCGTCCATGCAA